CGAAGTCTACGGCGCAGCGGCTGACCGACAGCAGGCTTCTATCGTTTTTGACGTTGCAAAGCGTATGGTGGAAATGACACCGGCGCTCCTGAAACGCTCCAAGATCATGGCGGCGACAAAACGGCTGGTGAACTACAGCAATGTTGGATTCTATCAGGTGCTTTCGGCTGAAGTCGGCACAAAGCACGGTCTGAATGTATCCGGTCTGGTACTTGACGAGCTTCACGCGCAGCCGAACCGCAGCCTTGTGGATGTTCTGACAAAGGGCTCCGGCGATGCGAGAACACAGCCGCTGTACTTCCTGATCACCACCGCCGGAACGGACCGAAACAGCATCTGCTACGAATACCATACCAAAGCAAAAGATATTCTGGACGGCAGACGCATCGATCCTTCCTTCTATCCCGTGATCTACGGACTGAATGATGACGATGACTGGAACGCTGAGGAATCGTGGTATAAGGCAAATCCGTCCCTCGGATACACCATTACCATTGACCGTGTGCGTGATGCCCATCGTGAAGCTTTGACCAATCCCGCAGAAGAAAATGTATTCCGTCAGCTTCGTCTTGACCAGTGGGTCGGCAGTGTCGTTGCGTGGATTCCGGAGCATATCTACGACAGGGGCAATCTTCCTATTGACCTCGAATCCCTGCGCGGACGTGAGTGCTACGCAGGACTTGACCTTTCGAGTACAAGTGACATTACGGCTTTCGTACTGGTATTCCCACCGCTGACTGAGGGCGACAAATACATCGTTGTTCCTCACTTCTGGCTGCCGAGAGAAACCCTTGACCTGCGTGTCCGGCGCGATCATGTGCCATACGATGTTTGGGAACGCATGGGCTTGTTTCATGTGACTGAGGGCAATGTGGTCGATTATAACTTTGTGCGGAAAACGATCAATGAGCTGCACACGATGTACAACATCAAAGAAATTGCAGCCGACCGCTGGAACGCCACACAGCTGATCACAGACCTTGAGGGTGACGGTTTTACCGTTGTGCCGATGGGCATGGGCTTCAAGGATATGTCGCCGCCGATGAAAGAGCTGTACAAGCTCATACTCGAAGGTATGTTCGTTCACGGCGGCAATCCTGTTCTCAGATGGATGGCAGGAAATGTGGTTGCTGAGATTGATGCGGCGGAGAATATAAAACCGAGCAAAAAGAAAAGTACCGAGAAAATCGACGGCATTGTCGCATGGATCATGGCGCTTGACCGAGTGATACGCCATGAGATGCAAGGCAGTGTCTATGACGAACCCGATCATGACCTGATCGTTTTATAGGAGGGATGCAGATGGGCTTACTCAACTGGCTCGGCTTCAATAAGCCGAGAGACGCACCGTCACTGCCGGATATCCGGGACAATGTCCGTGATTCTGGTAATCTGTTTGTATTCGGCATGACGCACAGCGGAGAGCGTGTTGACGAACGAACGGCAATGCAGATCGTTACCGTATACGCCTGCGTGAGACTGCTGTCAAATACCATTGCAGGGCTTCCGCTGCATCTGTACAGATATACAGGTGCCGGCGAGGATAAGGAACGCGCTACCGATCATCCGCTGTATAAGATACTCTACCGACAGCCGAATCCCGAAATGAGTTCATTTTCATTCTGGGAGGCGCTAATGTGTCATCTGCTGCTCTGGGGCAACGCATACGCACAGATCGTCCGTGACGGCAAGAATGAAATTCTCGGTCTGTATCCGCTGCTGCCGGAAAACATGGAGATCGACCGCGATCCGAAGTCCGGCGACCTGTTCTACACTTATCACGCATACACCGACGAAAAGCCCGGTGAGCATGACAAGGATATCATTTTTCAGCGTGACGAGATACTCCACATCCCCGGTCTGGGATTCAACGGTCTTGTTGGGTTTTCACCCATTGCCATGATGAAAAATGCGCTGGGTGCAGCAATGGCTGTGGAGCGTTACGGCAGCGCCTTCTTCAAAAACGGAGCGCAGCCTGCCGGTGTTCTCGAACATCCGGGCGTACTGAAAAATCCGGAAAAGATCCGTGAAAACTGGACGAGAGTGTACGGCGGTTCCCGCAATGCGCACCGCATCGCAGTCCTTGAGGAAGGTATGCAGTATAAGCCAATATCGCTGCCGCCGGAGGATTCGCAGTTTCTTTCCACCCGCGAATTCGATGTGGAGGAAATATGCCGAATGTTTCAGGTTTCGCCCCATCTGGTGCAGGACTTGAAGCGCAGCACCTTCAATAACATCGAGCATCAGGGCATTGCGTTCGTTCAGTATTCCCTCATGCCGTGGATCATCCGCATCGAAAAAGGCATCATTAAAGACCTTCTGCTGGAGGAGGAACAAGATGTATATTTCCCGAAATTCAATGTGGACGGCCTGATGCGCGGAGATTACCAGAGCAGAATGAACGCCTATGCGATTGGTGTCGGCAACGGCTTTATGTCGCCGAACGATGTGCGCAGGCTTGAAAACATGGATCTCATTCCGCACGATCTCGGCGGTGATGATTATTACCTCAATGGCAGCTATAACAAGCTGCAGGATGCAGGTGCAGCTTATGCGGATAATATTCCGCAGGAACAGTCGGAAACCGATGAACAGGATGAGCCGGACGAAAATACGGAAGAAGAAACCGATGACAGATTCCTGCGGAAAAGGCGCAGGAAGAAAGTACGAAACGGAGGGATGTAAATGCCGAAATTCTGGGACTATATTCACGATGACAGCGGCGGCAGAGTGCTCCGCCTTGAGGGACCGATCGACTCGGATTCCTTCTGGGGTGACGAGATCACGCCGCAGGATTTCAGAGATGAGCTGTATGCCGAAGACGGTGACCTCACGCTCTGGATCAATTCGCCGGGCGGCAACGTCTTCGCCGCTGCGGAGATCTACACAATGATCCGTGACTATCCGCACAATGTCACTGTCAGAATTGCAAGTATCGCGGCTTCTGCTGCGAGTGTGATCGCAATGGCAGGCAATACCGTGCAGATGTCCCCGACCGCACTTCTCATGATCCATGACGTGCGTCCAGATAGGACATTTTCGATAGTAGAATAATTGGTATCTACTCCCCATAATCACGGGAAAGTCAACCTGTCTAACCGAAAGGCGAAAGCTGACACGGGAACATAGCATGACAGGAAAGCAGTAAGTTACCCAAAGGCTAAAGGGTACGACTGAACTGCAATGACAAGGGAATATGAGGTTTAACCTGTATTTGGTGAACGTGAGGTTATATGTCCGTTACCATAGGAGCAAGGAAATTAGCCTGAAACCTTGTGTACAGCGGCTTCTGATAGGGTCGTGGTCAGAAGTGTGATTACAATGCTGTGCCATGAGCAAGAGAACTTGTGTTAAGTAACCGAAAGCGAAATCCGACAATTCCCATACCAAGCGAAAATGTTAACTGGAGATACCCTAAACGGAAATGCCGAAAGGCTATGGTATAGACCTGAATATTCCGCAAGGGTACGGAGCGTTCGTAGTAGTCAGGTGCATTAATAGTGCAATAACGGCGAAGGAACGCAGTTTATGCGACTTCAAAAGGAAAGTTGAAAGGGAGGAGAAGCCTCAATGAAACCAACAACTGAAATTTTGGAACGTATCAGAAAAAGTTCAGCAGACCACAAAGACGGTGTTTTCACACGTCTATATCGCTATCTTTTGAGAGATGACGTTTACAAAATGGCATATAAAAATATATATGCCAACCAAGGGGCAGCAACAAAAGGAACTGATAATGATACAGCCGACAGCTTCAGCCAAGAGTATATTGACAAAATTATCATGGAACTTTCAAGCGGAACTTATGAGCCGAAGCCGGTACGCAGAACGTACAGGGAAAAGAAGAACGGAAAATTACGCCCACTGGGTATTCCGTCATTCAAAGACAAAATCGTACAGGACATTATCAGAATGTACCTTGAAGCAATCTATGAACCCATTTTCAGTGACCGTTCACACGGTTTTCGTCCGGGGAGAAGTTGCCATACAGCACTTACTCAAATTACAAAAGGCTTCAACGGTATCAAGTGGTTTATCGAGGGTGACATCAAGGGGTGTTTTGACAATATAGACCATGATGTTTTGCTGTCAATTCTGACAAGAAAAATCAAGGATTCAAAATTTATCAATCTTATCAGAAAGTTTCTGAAAGCCGGATATATGGAAGAATGGAAGTATCACGCAACTTACAGCGGAACGCCACAGGGCGGAATCTTATCCCCGATTCTTGCCAATATCTACCTGAATGAACTTGATATGAAAATAGATGAAATAAGAAAGGCATTCGACAAACCTGCAAAACGCAGCAGTACACATGAATACTCTGCAAAAAAATGGCAGATTGAAAAGGTCATAAAAGCGATAAAAGCCTGCACAAATGCCGATGAAAAGGCATTACTGATTACAGAGTTAAAGAAACTCAGGAAAGAATTGTGCCAGATTCCTGCCAAAGACCAGAGTGATAAAAAGATTGTGTATGTCAGATATGCCGATGATTTCCTGATTGGTGTCAATGGTACAAAGGAGGAGTGTCAGCAAATAAAATCTCTCTTGAAAGAATATCTTACAGAACATCTCAGACTTGAATTGAGTGACGAAAAAACAAAAATCACGCACAGTTCTGATTGTGCAAGATTTCTGGGATATTATGTTCGAGTAAGAAGAAACAATCAGTTGAAAAAACGCTCCGACGGTGTAATTCAGAGAACGCTAAACCTATCGGTTGAACTTCTCGTACCATTAAAGGATAAAATAGAGCGATTTATGCTGGATAATAAAATAGCGATAATAGACAAGGACGGAAAATTCAAGCCAATGCATAGAAATGCACTGGTTAACAACACAGACCTTGAAATCGTAGACAACTATAACGCTCAGACAAGGGGAATTTGTAATTATTACAGCATGGCGAGCAATTTTGGTAGACTGGATTATTTTGTTTACCTTATGGAGTATAGCTGTCTGAAAACGCTTGCACGTAAACATCAAAGAAGTATCGGGCAGATGATTGACAAATATAGATATGGCAAAACATGGGCAATTCCGTATGAAACCAAAAGCGGAAAGAAATATATGCCTATTGTACGCTTTACTGACATGAGAGCGAAAAGAAAGTCACGGTACTCACATGACATTGACAAAATTGTAAATCCGCACTATGGCTTTAATGAACTTGACAAAAGAATCAGTGCGAAAAAGTGTGAGATTTGTGGAGCAGAAAACATTGCATTTGAGATACACCACATTAACAAGCTGAAAAATCTCAAAGGCAAAGAACTCTGGGAAAAAGTAATGATTTCAAGGAAGCGGAAAACACTGGTGGTTTGTAAAAAATGTCATTATAAAATTCATGGCAGAACTTTTGATGCGTAATTAGTGTAAATGGGGAGCCGGATACCTTGAGAGAGGTAAGTCCGGTTCCGGGAGGGGTCTGTGCAAACCTGTCACAGAAATGTGATAAGGCGGCACTTTCCTACTCTACCCTTCTACCATTGCTTTCGGCAATGCCAAGGACATGGAAAAAGCCATTGCTACGCTGAACGAGGTCAAGGAGAGCATCATCAACGCATATGCGGCAAAAACCGGACTCAGCAGAAACCGCATCAGCAAGCTCATGTCCGATGAGACATGGATCAATGCGAAAAAGGCGGTCGAGTTGGGCTTTGCAGATGAGATCCTCTTTGACGAAAAGCCCGAACCGGACAAGATGCAGGATGAGCCTGACGATCCGGACGAGCCTGAGAAGCCCGATCAGGAAGGCGGTGACGATGAGGGCGATGAAAAGAAAGAGACCGAAAAGAAGCCGTTCAAGCTGGACACCGGTGATGCCCTTTGGGAGTACAGTACCCGTGTCATGGGACAGACCATTCTGGGAAAGATCACCGCTTCCGCAGCACCCGAAGGCACAGAGACGCCCGATGACAGCAAGACAGATGATGCACCGAAACCTTCCGAGGAAGGGGTAACTGTTACTGTGCCGGATATGCCTGTGATCGGAATGGACGGTAAAACCGCTGACGGCTCTATGCCGTATGAAATTCTGAAACAGCAGCTTGCTTTTCTGAGATAAGCAGGCTGTATTTTTATGACCACCGGAGTTTTACCTCCGGAGAAATGGAGAAAAAGATATGAGCAAGATCATGGAACTTCGCAGCAAGCGTAATACCCTGTGGGAGCAGACAAAGGCATTCCTCGAAAAGCACCGTGGTGAGAACGGTCTCGTGGAGGCTTCCGCAGTCGAGCAGTACAACAAAATGGCCGGTGAGGTGCAGGCACTCGGCGCTGAGATCGAGCGTCTGGAACAGCAGGCAGCCCTCGATGCGGCACTTTCCGCTCCGACCAGCAAGCCTGTCACCAACGCTCCCGGTACCAAGACCACGCCGCCCACAAACCCTACCGCGACCGATGAGTACAAGTCCGCCTTCTGGGATATGATCCGCAACAAGGGCGATCAGCTTGCAGTCCGCAACGCGCTTTCTGTCGGTGAGGACACCGAGGGCGGATACACTGTGCCGGACGAGTTCGAGCGCCGTCTGATTCAGGCGCTGGAGGAAAACAACATTTTCCGCCAGATGGCAACGGTCATCAAGACCAACTCCGGTACCCGCAAGATTCCTATCGCCAACGACACAATGGAGGCGCAGTGGATCGATGAGGGTGAGGAGATCCCGGAGACCGATACACGTTTCGGTCAGACGACCCTTTCCGCATACAAGCTCGGCACGATGATCAAGATCAGCAATGAGCTTCTGCACGACTCCGCCTTCGACCTCGCATCGTATATCGCTGCACGTTTCGGTGTGGCAATGGGAAATGCCGAGGAGCGTGCATTCTTCACCGGTGACGGCGACAAGAAGCCCCTCGGCATCCTCGATGAGACCGGCGGTGCAGAGCTTGGCGTGACTGCAGCATCTCAGACGGCTATCACCTTCGATGAGATCTTTGATCTCTACTACAGCCTGAAGTCTCCCTACCGCCGTAACGCACAGTTCGTCTGCAACGAGACCATCCTGCTTCAGCTTATGAAGCTGAAGGACAAGAACGACAACTACCTCTGGAAGCCATCTCTCGATATTGCAAAGCCCGACACGCTCCTCGGTCGCCCCATCCGCACTTCTTCCTTCATGCCCGGAATTGCAAAGGGCGAGCGTGTGCTGCTCTTCGGCGACATGAAGAATTACTGGGTGGCTGACCGTCAGAACCGCACCTTCCGCCGTCTGAACGAGCTGTATGCCCGCACCGATCAGGTCGGCTTCCTTACCACACAGCGTGTGGACGGTCGTCTGATCCTGCCGGAGTCCGTGAAGGTGCTGAAGATGGCAGGCACCAAGTCCAACACCGCGGGCGGCGGCACGACTGGCGGTAACACCGGCGGCAACGGCTGATAAGAACGGAGGGCAGATAAGTGAATCTGATCTCACTGCCTGAAACAAAAAACTACCTCCGTGTTGACCACTGTGAGGATGACAAGCTCATCC